ATAGGACAATCTCGTTATCACCCTCAGAACGCAGGTAAGTAGCTATAGTGTAGAATATCTTACGTTGTTCTGGGTCTTGCATGTGGAAGAACGGAGTTTGGAATACTGAGAAGATGTCCTCACCATCAAAGCTATTGCCTCTCTCTTGGCGATGAACCTTACCAGTACTATCACCATGAATAACGTACTCTGACTGACCGATGTAGCCTGATGTAGCACACGTAGTAAATACACCAAGCATCTGTCCGTACTCGAACTGTAAGCCGTTAGGTGTTTGTCTGAAGCCACCGATAATGCCTTGACCATCTGCTGCACCAAGGAAGTAACGGAACTGTGTCTTCTGTCTGATTACTACAGCGTCTAGCTTCTCTAGGTCTACATCAAATACAACATCTGTGAAGATAGACTGAATGTCTTTAGATACTGTCTCAAGGTTAACGTCACCGATCTTGTCTGTACCACTGATAGGACGTAGACCATCCTGTGAGAGGAATAGGAGGTCACCACCGATCTCAATAACACTATCAGTAGCAAGACAACCCAAGTCATCAGTAACTTCTTGTACTAAGAAGTCTGAGATGTTGTTACCGACAAGCTTACGGATGTTGTTTGAACCAAAGATGTAGAGTGCATCACGGAAAGACTTAATAGCTACGATAGGGAAGCCTACGTTAATAACACCTGCACCATCAGCAGGATCAAAGTTATACTCGTCGTAAGGCGCAGAGAACCACAGGTTAGTTACTTCTGTTGCATCACCAGCAAGAAACATATGGTTCTTAAACACGTGTGATACTTTAGGTGCGCTGGGGGCTTGAGCGTGTGTGACTTGCTGGTAATCAACACCATTGTAACGAGCAGCAGGGTTAACCCCGTCAGTAATCATAACCTCGTCGTAACCCCAGTTGTACTTAGTGAAGCGTACCTTTGGGTAAGTAGAGACATCTACAGTACCAGGAGTAGTAATAGTTACCCATGCTGAAGTAGCATTATCCCAGTAGTACAAGTAGTCAGAACTGCCTGTATCATACCGTGCAGCAAGGATACCATCATTAACACCATTGGCTACACATACACCCAAGACATTACCGAAACCAGGTACTGTCCCGTAGTCATTACTGTAGCCACTAATCTTGCGGTAGCCACCCGTAACAGCTGGCTCATAGTTAATCAATGAGATAGCTGAACCAGGCTGCGTCTCACCCTGTGACAGCACGTCACGGCTAGTGTTCAGGCCACCAGAGCAGAAGACTTTAAAGGAGGCTAGGTTATCAGCCATTAGTAGCCGCCATTGAATGCAGTAGTGTTACCACGTGTAACTACAGTAGAACGCAACTCAATAGCGTCATCCATCAAGACACGGCGCATAGCCTTAATGCCATCCTCAAAGTTATTCTGATGCATTGCAGCACTCTGTTCATTGCTACGGAAACGCATCATATACATCATAGCACCATCAATAAGCACATGGTTAAAGCGGTCAGGAATAACGCAAACGTCATTATACACAGACATGTCAGCAGGATAAGACCAGTAGACATACTCAATCTCATATGCTGCATTAGGCACAGGGGTAACACCAAACTTCTCTTCAAACGTCTGATACACAACGCTAGGTGCGCCATCCCCATTAACCAGATCACCTGTGTCATCAGATGTGCGGTAGTTCTGGATGTAAGACTCATACGAGACAGGCTTCAAGCGGCGAGGGCCGTTGCTCTGAGAAGCAAGTTGCTTGATGTAAAACGTATCCCAGTCTACGCTAGAGTAGTCCGCAGGGAAGTCATACTGACGTGTGCCTGCTGTCATGACTTGAGTGTAGGTGTTCTTAAGGAAAGGCCACTCTTGACCATCTTGCAGAATAAGTCTAACGCTACTGTTGACTGCATCTTTAGCTAGAGCTTGTACGTTACGAACGCTATCAAAGCCATCACCTGCAGTATCAAGTGTGACTTCGTTCATCCGTCTAAGCAATTCGTTGACTAGAGATACGTAAGTAGCCATAGAGTTATCCTACTGATAAGTAAGCTGAAGGGCCAGCCTCCTAAGAGACCAGCCCGACAGACTAAGTATTATTAAGCTGCGTTGTAGTTAGCAACAATAAGAGCTTCTGGGCGCAGAATCTTACGACCATAGAGGTGCATACCACGAACAATGTCAGCAAAGCTGTCAGGGTCACGGTAGTTCTCTACTTTGTTGATTTGCTCAGCAGAAGCAACAGCATCGTCTTGACCAGCTACGATAACACCGTAGTTGTCGTTCTGTGCTGTTGTACCTGATGTACCAGCACCCGTGCCAAGGTAAGGCAGGTTGTTAGATACATAAACACGGAAGCCGTGCAGGTTGTTGAGAACAAGACCGTTCATGAGGCCTGAACCACCGAAGTCAGCATTCAGTACACGTGAGTCTTCGTCTTTCAGCATCTCAATGAATACTGGATCGACAACAATCCAACGACCACGTGAGTCAACATTCTGTACGTCCAGCTTACGAGCCATACGAGCTACGACTGAAAGAGGAGAAACAGTTGTTGCTGACAGAGCAGTTGCGCCTGGCAGACGTGGTGCGAGTGGGATAGAGTCCCCTGCAGTTGCTGTAGCAGCGATTGTCAGGTTACCGAAGTCTGTTGCGTCAAGCTTGTTGCCTGAGAGCAGTTCGTCAGTACCTGCAGAAGCGTTTGCTTTATCGCCTGAAGCAGTTGTGTTAACTGCCCATGAGCCTGCGCCACCAGCATAACCTGAGAGGTAACCAAGAACTTCTTCGTCCATTGCGTCAGCCATCTTGTAGGCAGCACGATCAGCAGCCAAAGAGGTGAAGTCAACGTGTGAGAATTGCTCTTCAATGTCATCCATTTTGAAAGCGAAGTAGTTAGCTTTGTCAATGGTGAGAGAGAAGTCAGTGTCGTCAAGCTTCTCTACTGAGATACCTGTGTGACGCTGAAGAGCGTTGACTGTTACGTCTGGCTCTTTTTGGATACGTACTGTATCACCTTGGTTAGCAATCTCACCGAAGTAAGAGTTGTTAGTTACAGCGTTAGTGATAGCTGTTTTACGCAGAGCGATTTGCGCTTGCTTAGAATAGATAACTGGTGACCAGCTACCGTTAAAGCCGCCTGATGCGGATGAAATAGCCATTGTTGATTCCTTTCAAAGATATGGCGTGAAGATAGACACTACATACCCACTTGAAAGAGGCCAGTCGTATAAGGGTAGTCAGCAATGCTATCAGGATGGCCGTCCTTCAAGCGCTGGGCCTTAACTNTTGGGTAGTTCTTTTGGTGTGGCTAGTGCTTAGTTAAAAGCATACGCACATTGTACGTNTGTGCATATGCCTATAGTTTTACTCATTAAACTTACTATGTCAAGTTATTTCTTAGACATATCGTAAATAAACTTACCTTTGCGCTGAGCTTCAAAGATTTCCTCAGCACGTTTCTCGTACTCCTTCATAGACATCTTAGCTACCTGTGATTCACGTAGATAGTTAGATGACTCTTCATGGTTAGGTGAAGTAGTACGTTTAGTTGTTACAGACGCTGCAGCGCCTTTATCTGAAGAGCTAGAAGCTTTCTTAGTCGTGATACCGTTATCAACTTTATACAAGTCAATCACACGAGCTACAGACTTAGCGTCTTCTACGTTCTCGTATAGTGCGTCCTGTACCCACTTAGGCTGTGCTTCTGCCCAGTTATGGAAGGCATCATCTTTACGGATGTCATTGAAGTCAGGGTGAAGGGCAGCAAGTTCAGCTTCAGCTTTCTCACGCTTAGCTGTAGTGCGTAGCTCTTCGATCTCCTTAAGTCGTCCGTCCAAGTGAGCAGCACGTTCATTAGCTTTCTTGTCAGCAATAGCTTCAACAATACCAGCTACATCAGGATACTTCTTAGCCCATGCTTCAATGTCTTGTTCAGACTTAGGAAGTACAAGCTCATTCTTAGATGCTGCATTAAGTTGAGACTCTAGCTTCTCAAACTTAAGCTTCCACTCTTGCTCTTTGTCTTGCACATGTCGGCGGAGATCACCATAGCGTTTCTTGAAGTTCTTCTCCTCAGCGCTTAGCTCAGTGTCATCAGCTTCTTCTTCTTTAGCTTCGACTTCTGCCTTACGCTCCACTGGAGCTTCTTCTTCTTGTACAGGCTCTTCTACAGCAACCTCTTCTTGTTCTGCTTCTTCCTGCTCAGCGCCATCAATGACACCTGCCTGCTTTAGCAACTCTTTTAGTTCTGCCTCATCCTGTGCGACTCGCTTAGCGTTGCGCTCATGAGACATAGAGTCCGTCTTGATAAGTTGGGCTTCCGACATGTTATACTCCTTATGTGGGGCCAGCGTGATTGCTGGGTAGCCTTATAGTTATTATGGGTAGTTAGTAGTTACTTCTTTTTCTTCTTGGTTGGTCGCTGGACAAGTCCGCCTTTCTTGTAGAGACCGCCAATACCCATGCCATCTCCGAAACCTCCATCGTTGCCGCCGCCGCCTTCTGGCCCATCGCCGCCGCCAAAGTCAGTGCCTCCTGATTTACCAGAGCTATCTGAATAGCCTGCTAAGTCGCCTGCACCAAAGGTGTCACCTACAGATGCATAACCACCTCTGTCAGCACTTCCTGTAGCATCCAAAGGTGCGCCGCTTCTACGACCCCCTGACCAGCTGGACTTTAGTCCCTTATCTTGAACACCGAACTTACCGTCAAAGCCTAGAAGGTCTCCCACGAAGGTATCACCAAAGTTAACAGTACCGTCATTATTTGTATCATCTAGACCACCAAGCAAGCTCTCTTCACCGCCAAAGACACTTCCTTTACGGCTCATACCAGTCGTGTCCAAACCACGATAGTTCATCTCATCTAGGATGTCATTATATCTGGCAGCAGCTACTGTGCCAAGTGCTGCAGTACCAAGAGGCCCAAGAGCAACGGCTCCTACTTTACCCATAATGCCGATGGCTTTAGCACTAGAGGCTAGTTGATCATTTGACATTTCACTGAGAGACTCACCTCCTGATGGTGTGCTACCGCCTCCGTTTGGACCGCCATCTGGTCCACCACCTTCTCTGCCTTCTGGTTCTTCTTTACCTACAGTAGTCTCTGTTGTTACGCCTGTAGTAGTAGCGCCTCCTGCAGGCTCAGTTGAGTAACCTGCTTGGAGTAGGTCTTCATACCTTGCTTGATCTGTTGGAAGAGTAAGTGTAACCACTTCACCGTTAGGGCCATACAAAGTTACAGTACTAAACTCAGATGCGTTAGAGCCTTCTAAGAAGGTAAAGCCTGGTGCAAAGCGAGTAGCGTAATCAGCAGTGCTAACCTGTGTATCGTCAGGTACTGTACCACCCTCAGCGAAACCTGTGTTGCCTACAGCTACAGGCTTACCTACGTTATACATAGCTTGTTGCTGAGCATAAGGGTCAGGCTGTTGTTGCATATCTGCAGGGTTAGGTACGTAGCCACCTACAGCCATAACCATGCTCTCAATCTCAGCACGTTCTTCAGGTGTAAGCTCTTCGCCACCACCCATTGCTGGACCTTCAACAGGCTCACCACCAATACGACCATTGGACTCCATGTCTGCAAGACCCCTCTTAGCTTCGTTGCGGAGGTCTTCAAAGAACTTCATACCATAGAAACGTAGAACATCAGCAGGCACAACGTACTCACCCTCGCTCAGCATAGCAGGGATATCGTCACGTACTTCTTCTGGTAATGATCCTGGAGGTACTTCGTTGCCGCTTACAGGATCAACTTCACTACGCATAGACTTAAACACTGCTTCTGTTTGCTGCTCTTCATTTAGTTCCATTAACTTTATCCCTCAAGTATTTAAGTCTGCGCAGTGTTGCGATGGAGCCTTGCGCTCTGTGTACGTCAATAGAATGCTCTGCTTGTTCTAAGTTCTTATGCTGATCAGCAATCCAAACATCTAGCTCTGCACAGAACGCATCCCATTGAGGCTTATCATTTACAAAAGCTTTAAGCGACATTACCAGAGAACCCTTGCTCGCCTGGAACGGGTGCTACACCTGTACCAATAGTACCGCCACCTGCACCTGTCTGGTCTTGTGGATTAGCTGCAGGCTCTGCAGGTGCTTGTCCTTCTGGTCCTGGAGGCATCATACCTTGTTGCGCTGGGGCAGGCTGTTGGAACCCTTTGAGAATCTCAGCCTGGATAGCTGCGTCCTGCATAGAGTTAGTTACTTTGTCAGGGTCAAGGTCCATGCTCTTAGCGATCTCACGTACAATGTAATCCATCTTAGCGAATGGTGCGAGCATTGGGTTGGACGCTACCTGTAGGAACTGCATGAGGCGCTGGGAGCGAACCTCATTAGCCATCAAGCTTTCTGTACCATTAGCTTTAACTTCCAAGTCACCACGAATAGATTCATCGAAGTCGAACTGCATGTTGAAAGCAAAGAAAGCACGTCCTAGTGGAGCAAGGAGGTAATCATCTACGTTCTTAACCACAGCACGAATGCTACCATTAGCAGCAGACATGAGCATACTAATACCAGATGCAGTGCGGCCAACGCCGCTAACGCCTGTTTGACCATGAGCGAATGAAGGGAAACCAGTAGACTCATCTGCTAATACCCGTGCCTTATCAAAGAGTTGCATGTTCTCTTGTGCTACGTTAGGGAACTTAGTGCCAAAGATTGCTTGACCAGGAGCGCCACCCTGTCTGCGGAATACTTTACCTGGGTGTACAGACAAGTCCTGTCCTGGTACAAGGTTAGTCTCATCAATCTCAATAAGAAGGTTACCAGATAGTACAGCATTGTCAACAGCCATTCGCATGAAACCATTCATGAGTGTCTGTGTGTCGTCCATGTTCTCAGCAATACCTACACCGAAGAAGCTGTAGGGGTTATGCTCGTATGGTGCAGCATAGTAAGGAATACGTGCTGGTTTGAATGGGTTAAGTACACAGCGGATGATCTTACCGTTTACTGCCCAGATGTTAGCATTGACTTCAAACAAACCGTCAAGCTCTTTAGGAATCTTAATACCGTGTTCTTCAAGAAGCTCTACATCAACAAAGCCCCAGAACTCTAGTACTTCCCAGCGCTCTGTATTGCTATCAATGACATCATCGTCTTCCATCTTCATTTCCCAGTGCTTACGCACATAGTCAGCGCCTGAAGCTACAGCGTCTTCGATAGCATCATCAATGAAGTAGGGGCGACTCTTAAGTGAACGAAGCTGGTTGCGTGACATCTTGTGACGCTCAATGACGTACTCTGCATCATCCATAGAGGTAGCCTCTGGATCAGGGTAGAAGTTCCAGATAGATACGTGGTTAGTTGATGGTACAGTCTTAACGATAGGGTCGTACTCCCCATCCTCGTTCCAATTAGGGTACTCTTTGTCAGTAGCGAAGGGGCCTTTCATGACACCCGTACCAAGGAGAGCCATCTCGAATGCCATAGAGCGCAGATGCTTAGATGCACCACTCTCATTAAGCTGATCGTGAATCTTCTTCTCCATCTTCTTAGCAGCCACCATAGCAGGGTGGAACGTCACTGTGGTAGGTCCAGTACCCGCACCCTCAATGATCTTATCAGAGACGCTCTCTAGCTTGCCTGTGAGGGGTCCAAGGCGTCTGCGTAGGTCAGCCATAGTTTCGCCAGGCTTAAGCTCTGTGTCAGGCCCAATGAGGTACGGCTTGCCTGGTTCCTGTGAGAACGTAGCACTAAGCTGTCCTGTGGCTTGCTCAGCAGTAGGGTCAAGGTTAATATGTACAGCTTCTGCTACACCGTCTGGCAGCACTGTAGGGTCTACAGAAAGAGGGAACTTGTTGTTACCAAAGAGTACGTCTACGATCTGACCATATGCTGCTAGAGCTTTAGTCTTGGTTACCTTGACAAACACCTTAGACTTCTCAGATGAAGTAAACTGTACGTCAGGACCATAGATACCACGATAGTTGCGATACGCACGTAGCCAACGCTCTTCGTCAGCCTGACGTGCATCCTCTGCTTTCTTGAAGCGCTCAGTAACAAACGAAACAACGCTGCTAACATTCTCGAACAGACTATCGTCTTGCTCTTCTGCTGCAACTACTTCATCCGTCTCGTAGGATAGATCGTCTATATCTGCCATTGTGAATGGTGTCCTTAATAGGTATTACTTTTAGATAGGTTCATCTTAGCAGGGATAATAGCTAAGTTCCAAGGTACATGCAGGCCACAGATGTTCTCACCCTGCAAGGGTACTACATGGTCTACGTGATGNGGTTTACCTGTTCGTTCTGACACTTTGGCACAGGCGGTGTAGATAACAGTTATATCATGTAACTGCTTTTTAGTCAACCATGAAGGGGTGGCTTGGAGTTTAGTAGCACGGTACTTAGCGTCTTTGGCACGGTACATACCTTTGTTTTCGTAGTAGTGCTGTTTTGAGTAGGCGTTATACCAGTCTTTCTTCTCTTGATAAATCTGCCTACCTATCTCTTTGTATCTTTCAGGGTTCTCCGCTTTCCAAGCTTCATTATTAGATCGCTCACGTTCCCTGTTCTTTTGGTAATAAGACTTCCTATACAAGTTCTTACAGGACTTGCACTTACCCTCATAGCCCGTCTTGTTACGAGCGCTTGTATAGAACTGACCTAGGTCTTTATCTAAGCCGCATTTAATGCATTTTTTCATATCAGTAACCGAAGTTTTTATCAGAAATCTGAAAGCCTGCATTCTGCTTGGCAGGTGAATAATCCC